TTTCACCAGAAGTTAATAAACGTGATGGTAAGTATGTTGAAGGTGCAGAACCAGGAATGATTTACAATTCAGTTTCTGGTGAACTGTATGACGGTGTAAAAGGAATCGATGTCATTCCAGCGTTCTATAAGTTGGAGTACATTGAATGGAAAGATAGAGGAGAAGGTTTAGGTGCACCAGTTGCAATCTATGATTCATCTTCAGATATCTTGTCTAAGACTACACCAGATGCAAACTACAAAGATAGATTACCAAACGGTAACTATGTAGAAAAAACTGCATCACACTTTGTAATTGTAATGGGAGATAATCCATCAACAGCATTGATTTCAATGAAATCTACTCAATTAAAAATTAGTAGAAAATGGAACTCAATGATGTCTGGAATAAAGATGAAGGGTGCAAATGGAATGTTTACACCGGCATCTTTCAGCCACATTTACAAACTAAAGACCACTCAAATGTCGAACGATAAAGGCACTTGGTTTGGTTGGGAAGTTAGTAAAGTTGGTCCAGTAACTGACAAAGGTCTTTACGATCAAGCTAAGGCATTTAGTGAAAGCATTTCTAGAGGATCTGTTAAAGCTAAACACGGCGAAGATAAAGCTAAGGACGAAAGCATTATATAATTCCTTCGGGATATGTGCACAGTGTGGGCCTAAGCGAGAGTGGATGGCCCACATAAACAGTTATGGAAAAAAGATATATAGAATTTTTTACTGGATATAAGAATGCTTATGGTGTTGCTGATTTTAACCACCAGGATTCTTACGTAGATTCTGAAACAGGTAAAAAGAAACCTGTTTATAGATGGAACTATGAACCTCTTACTGATGAAGTATACGATCAGCATTTAAAAGGTGAGTTATCAATTGGTATTCAACCTTGTACAGAAAACTCAGAAGTTAGATTTGGTGTTATAGATATAGATCCAAAAGATTATGAGGAATTTAATAAAAAAGATTACATAGATATTATACAACAGTATGATCTACCTTTATTGCCGGTCGAATCTAAAAGCGGCGGACTCCATTTATTTTTATTCATGGATAAATTTACCAATGCTTCAATTGTAAAATCATTTTTATCAAACTTATTATCATTGTTTGGATTAAAACCAGATTGTGAAATATTTCCTAAACAAACACAATTAACAAAAGATAGTGAGACAGGTAATTTAAAACCAGGACAATTTATTAACCTACCTTATTTTGGGGAGAAACGAAGAGGATTAAATATAGATGGTACATCATTTAGTCTAGAAGAATTTATGAAGGTCATCAGTGTAAACCTGGTGACAAAAGAAAGACTGAAAGAAATAACAGACGACATCGAAGTAAAAAGTATGGAAGGTGTTGATGATGAATTTATTGAAGGACCACCATGTCTAGCAGCAATATCTAAATTAGCTAAAAACGAAAACTTTGATGGTAAAGATAGATTTATGTACAACTATCATGTCATGGTTAAAATGAAATATGGTGATGATTGGGAACAAAGAGTTAAAAATGCACCAGTAAAATATTTTTCAGGACAACATGCAAATGCATGGAGTGATCAAAAATTAAAAGCAAAAGTTAAATCATGGAATAAAAGTACAAAAGGATATACTTGTACACAAAGTCCTTTAAGTGAATTCTGTAAGAAAGGTATTTGTGTAAAGAAAAAATTTGGAGTCTTATCGGGATCAAAAGGTTCTTACCCTATATTAACTAATCTTAGAAAAATAGATTTGGACCCAGAACCAGAATATGAATTTGATGTAACTAAACCAGATGGTATTGGTACAGCTACGGTACACTGTAAAACAATTGAACATTTAAATGATCAACGTAAAAGAAGAAATGCAATATCAAAAGCTGCAGGATTTTTACCACCACTAATTAAAGGGGACGTAGAACAAACTGTTATGGATGCTTTGTACGCAACACAAAAAACAGTACAGCCACCGGTAGGTACATCACCAAAAGAAAAACTACATGATGTATTACATGCAAAAATAAATGGAGCTAAGGCTACAAGTGATGCAGCATTTAAAACTGGATCTGTATTAATTGAAGGAGACTATGCATACTTTAAGTTTGATAAATTTTACGACAAGTTAAAAGCAAAGAACTGGAAGTACAACGAAGATAAGACAGGTCGTATGATGCAGGTAACTTATGAAAGTTGTGAGATAGAATTTTTAGAACAAAAAAGATTTCCTTCTAAAGAAAAAAATAAATACAATTCATCTGTAAAAAATGTCATTCAAATAAATAGAAAGTCTTTTGAAGAAGTACCTATTCACCACACATTAACAAAACATAAGACAGATATAATATGATAGATGGAAGATCCAGAATTAGTAGAAAATTATTTGGGCCTCCGGGAACAGGGAAAACTACAAAGCTTTTAAAATATGTAAAAACTTTTTTAAAGTTAGGTACACCAATAGATAAGATTGGTTATTTTGCATTTACAACTAAAGCAGCTAATGAGGCGGTGGACAGAATGCTAGATGCTTATCCTAAATATCAGAAAAAAGATTTAAAATATTTTAGAACTCTACACTCTTTAGCATTTAAACAATTGGGTATGAAAAAGTCTCAAGTAATGCAAGATGAACACTACGAAGATATTGGTAGAAGTCTAGGAATAGAAGTAACAGTGTATTCTAATGGAGAAGAATCCACAGGATTTTTGAATTCAAGTAGTGAATATTTTAATTTAATTAGTGCAGCTAGAATTAAAAACATATCTATCGAAGATGAATACAATACAGATATGTATTCAGAAAACATGGATAAAAGATTATTACCTATTATTTCAAAAGAATTAAATAACTACAAAGATTCATATAAATTAGTAGATTTTACAGACATGATTGATAAATTTATTGTGTCAGAATTGTGTCCTAAATTAGACGTATCATTTATAGACGAAGCTCAAGATTTGTCACCGGTACAGTGGAAAATGTTTAATATTATCAAGCAAAATAGCAAATATGTTATACTAGCAGGTGACGATGATCAAGCAATTTATGGCTGGGCAGGCGCAGATGTAAAAAAATTTCAGCAAGAAATTTCAAAGAAGGACATAATTTTGCCACAATCTTACAGGGTCCCAGGTCTTGTACAAAACATTGCAGATAAAATTTTAAATCAAATACCTGACGATAACCGAGTAAAAAAATCTTGGAAAGCAAGGGAAGAAGATGGAACCATAAACTATGTATTTAGTTTGGAAGACGTACCTTTGGAAAAAGGTAATTGGTTAGTTCTTGCAAGATACAACGACAAATTAAATAGACTTAGACCATTTTTAAAAGAACGTGGAATCTTTTTTGAATATAAAGATCGTAAAAGTTATAAAACTACATTGTTTAGAACTATTCTAAACTACACAAGATGGACCAAAGGTGATCAATTATCTTTAGCAGAAGTAAAAGATATATTTGAATACACAGATATAGATAAAGAATTAACTGATGAACGAATGTATGATTTAAAAGAATTTGGATTTGATCCGGAAGTACCTTGGTACGATGCATTTACATCTGATTATGAAGAATGTTTATATATTAGAGAAATGTTAAGTAATGGAGAAGAATTAAATAAAGCACCTAGAGTAAAATTATCTACAATACATTCAGCAAAAGGCGGTGAAGCTGAAAATGTGTTGTTAATTTTAGATAATACAAAAAAAATTCGAGACTCAATAGAAAAGAGTCAGGATAAACAAGATGAGGAGCATAGAGTTTGGTATGTTGGAGTTACACGTACAAAACAAAATCTCTACATTATGTCAGCAAAAAAGGAGGATCAAGGTTATGACATCGAAGGACTTATTTGAAAATACTTTTCCGCAAGAAAAGCAGATAGGGGGGAATCACTATAAGGAGTTTACCATTCAACCGTATGAATTTATTTCAAAAAATAATTTATCGTTTTTTCAGGGAAACGTTGTGAAATATGTTTGTAGATATTTGAACAAGAATGGTATAGAAGATTTAGAAAAGATCAAGCATTATTGTGATTTAGAAATATTAAAGATGAAAGATTTAGATGGGAAGAAATATAATAAAAAGAAATATTAAAGTTGACGGCGTAGAATTTGATTTAGAAATTTATCTAAGATTAGAGACCAGTGGTTATTCTAATCGTCAAAATTTATGTTATGAGATTTTTCCAAAAGATTACAATGCAGCTCTATATGCTTTTAGTAATAAAGATAAATTAAATAAACTAATAGAAGATAAATATATCTTTGAACCGAGGACTAAATGAAGATACCTAAATTTGAAGCACAGACCGAATGGTTAAAGCCTACAGAATTTCCTGACCTACGTCATGTGGATGAGATAGCGATTGACTTAGAAACAAAAGACCCAGACTTACTTAAAAAAGGATCTGGTTCTGTTATTGGTAATGGTGATGTTATAGGTATTGCAGTTGCAACGAGTCATTACAAAGGTTATTTTCCAATTGCACATGAAGGTGGTGGTAATATGGATAGAAATAAAGTTTTGTTATGGCTTAAAGATGTACTTGAAGCACCTTCAACAAAAATTTTTCACAATGCAATTTATGATGTTTGTTGGTTAAGAGCATTAGGTTTTAAAATAAACGGTAACATAGCCTGCACAATGATAGCTGCAGCGTTAACTGATGAGAATAGATTTAGATATGATTTAAATAGTTTATCATGGCATTATCTTGGTTATGGTAAGAATGAAGCTGCACTTGCAGAAGCTGCAGCGGAATGGGGAATCAATCCCAAATCAGAAATGTATAAATTACCATCAATGCATGTTGGTGCATATGCTGAACGTGATGCTGAAGTTACATTAGGACTTTGGCAAGAAATGAAAAAAGAAATTATTAATCAGGACCTGGAAGATATATTTGATCTTGAATCTGATTTGTTTCCATGTCTTGTTGATATGAGATTCAAAGGTGTACGTGTAGATGTAGAACGTGCACATCAAATGAAAAAAGAATTTAAAAAAGCAGAACAAGATTTATTACATAAAATAAAAAAAGAAACGAATGTAGATACACAAATATGGGCAGCAAGATCTGTTGCAAATGTATTTGATATGTTGAAACTTGAATATCCGACAACGGATAAAACAGGTGCACCCTCTTTTACAAAAAACTTTTTACAAGAACATGAGCATCCTGTTGTTAATATGATTGCACAGGCAAGAGAGATTAACAAAGCACATACAACTTTTTTAGATTCTATTATAAGCTACGAGCATAATGGTAGAATACATGCAGAAATAAATCAGTTAAGAAATGCAGGTGGTGGTACGGTAACTGGTAGATTCAGTTATCAAAACCCTAACCTACAACAAATTCCAGCACGTAATAAAGATCTTGGACCTAAGATAAGGTCATTATTTATACCCGAG